TTTCTACACAATAATCTGTATAGTATCCCTTTCTGGTATTTCTATAACTCTGTGATGATACGGTCATGTCTTTATTAAATACTCCATTATAATAAATGGTTGTGTTGCAGAATCAATTGAATGCGATGCATCCTCACCAATAGTAATTGTTGTTTTAAGATTCTCTGGTTCTAATTCTAATGCTCTAGTCTTTACTTTATAACTGTGATTACCACCGTTAACACTATCATCTGGTTCAAGTCTTATTCTATGAGTATGGACAGTTGGGTCACCAGATTCTTGAGTCAAATCTGATGTTTCTGTCAACTCAGAATTAACAGATAATATTGCTCGTCTGGTAGTTACTCCTTCTTCACTATTTAATGGTAAAACATCTGCTAAACTAACTCCTTCACTATCTATAGGAACACCAACAGCACCAGCAACATATGTAGGTGACTCTGTAATCTCAGCATTTAAACTAGATTTAGTATTGTTCTGTCCCATGTAAGGAGCACAACCAATAAAGAAAGGTAATATAGTAAATGTCTGCATAAAATATGTGGTATTAACACCATTAGCAGATCCAAAAGTCTCTTCTCTATCAATCTTTGTAGCTTTATTTAAAATACATCCATACTTATATTCTTGAGCACCATATCCATCTATACATCCACCCCAATATACAGTATCATTGATAGGATGATTATGAAAGATTGGTGTACCACTCCAACTTGTATTAGAATTGGGGTTCCATGCTGTAATAGCTTTACATGTATTCTGTGCTAATCCATCAGCATTACCCGATGCACCATGAGCATTATTCTCATTATCATTACCACCTTGAGCATAATATGTTTTACTTTGTTGTGATGACTGTGTATACCTTGTATTATCTAACCAGTCTTCAATATCAATTGTTGTAGCAGTCCATCTACCAGTATATCCATACATTGCTGGTGTGTCATTAGTAACATTATTGGTAGTCTCCATTGTTCTAGGTTTCACACCTTGATGGAAATGAGCATGAGGATGAATAGCAACATCTTCTACTGATCCTGATTCTGTATAATGTGTAGTACTACCATATTGATATGATGGTTTTCCTGGTATAGGAATTTCTTGACTAGGAACAACAATTGTTCCACTATATGTTAAAGGAATAACTCCATCAGTTCCTTGTGTTACTGTTGCGTCTATTCCAATTCCTGATCTACTCTTCTCAATTCCTTGCTTATTCTCCTTCCTTATATTATTATACACACCAGTATTAGCACCTGAAGTTGGTTCAGGATACTTTGATCCTAAATCAGGAACCATGAATTGAGTATCTGCTACAGTATCAAAATCAGATCCATCTAAATTAGTTCTCTTAAATGTAGTATTACTTCCTATACCAAGAATAGCAGCAAGTTGTGGATAATCTTCTGCTTGATACCTAGTACCATCACACTTCAAATATCCTGCTGGTAAATTAACTGGATTGAATCCATCATCGGGTGCTCCATCATATTCAACGGGCCAAATTATTATTTGACCAGTAAGATTACCATACTTAGATCTTTCTTTTGAATAAAACTTTGCCATTAGAATGCTTTAATAATGAACGTAGTAGTTACAGAAGGTTGTGCTGAATCTATAGAAATATTTAGAGCATTTGGTATGGCATCTGGTTGTAATGAACTACCATTTGCATTAGCAGCAGTATATGTTGTTAAAAAAGTTCCTGCTTGTGTTGGCATTGAACCTGTATGCTGAAATATCTCAAAACTATCATGATTATGAGATTTAAACTGACCACTAAGAGGATTCTTAAGTGGTGCTGTTGTATTCAAACTTGTAGGATAAGTAGCATGTCTAAACTTAAGTTCTATCCCTGATGATCCAGAATCAGCTTTAATTGGCCAATTCAAATTTAATTTATATGCTCCACTAGTCAATCTTTCCATACTTAATATCTGTGTTCCTTCTTCTAGATACTTATATTTGACATCAGCACTAGATGTAGTAACATACATCAAAGGAGTTATCTTATCCCACTGATACCAATTATTAGGACTATTACCATACTCTCTTCTAATATCTACACCAGTAGGAAGAGTAATACTCATTGCACCAGCAGCAAATACCACGTCATCTACAAAAAATGCATCCATTTCTTCTGGATGATCTGTTATACCTCCCTTAATTGGTGGACTATTAGCAGGATTACTAAGATCAGTATATCCTAAAAAGTTTGGTCTTCCTCCCTCTTCAACTGGTCTCGGAAACATACCCTTATATGCTGGTTGTTTATGAGTATCCATTGGTATTGTCTGAGGTATTTCTTGTGTTACACCATTTTGACCAATAGATTGTGTATATGTAGGATCTTTGTGTCCAGAACCTCTATCATCATTACTAACTGCTGTTCTTGCTGTTCCCAAATGTGATTTCTTCCATTCATCATCACCTGCTGGTATATAACCCCAATAATCTTTACCATCACTATCCGAAATGTACTCCTTAAACCCACTCATCATTGGTAATGAATCTTCCATATCACTAGTACCATAATAAGTTATCTCTGCTCTACCATTAGCCCATGATGGTAAAGTAAGACCAGGAGTAACCTCACATGATACAGGACTCCTTGTTGCAGCAGTACATATATCAGGTTTTGCATCACCAAACATTCTTACAGGGTTCATGGGTACATGAAAAGGTTGACCACCAGCAGAACGAACATTAGCTGATGGAATAGTATCAGCATGTCTGTGTCTGGGAGTATGATTCATACCCAACTTACGACTTAATGTATATACACTCTCATTAAAATCAGGAGCATTTAATTGAATACCAGTATACTTAACATATAATGATCCAGCTAAGTTAAGAGTAAATTCTAATGCTGCTACTGCTTCACGTTGTGTATTAATAGGTGTTGTTTGTCCTAAATCTTTAACTGCATCACCAAGAACTTGAGCAGCATCATTCTGATCAAATTGATATTTTGGATCAGCTAAATGAGATGGTTCTAAATCAACAACAACATACGAAGATAAGTTTGGTAATCCAAATGATGCAGTACTATCTTGATACGGGAATACAGGACTACCAGTAGTCATGTCACCACCATAAGTATCTCCAAGTTCAGCAGCTAACAATGGATAATCTTTAGCCATTAAATTCTGCTGTCCTGTGCAAGTAATCCACCCTTTAGGAATATTAGATGGAAGATTACCTCTTCCACCATCACCTCCCCAAGGCATGATCGTGCCAATTCTGGCAGCTCTCATAGATTTAATTGAATCGTATCTTGCTGACATAGATTATAACTCCTGTAACCACCATCCTCTTAGAGAAGATGGAATTGTTTGTGTTTCTGTAGATCCTTCAATATCTACTGTTCCGACATAAACAAGACCAAACGATGCATTCCTTGTTTGAACAATTAGTTCACCTGAATCCCAAAGAGGATCGGTTGCACCCTGACCAGCTGCTATAGTGGACCCACTAGAGTCACCTTGAATAGGAACTGCTGTATTATTTACCTTCTTGGCTCTTATAACAAGACTTGTGTTATAAGTTAAGTTACCAGAAAGTTCAATAAACCTAATCATATCACCTGTCTGTGCATCATCTGGAAGATACAATATTATATTATTTCCACTAGTAACATTAATTAAGTAGTTCTGGTTAATCTTCAATGGATTAGTTTGTTGCTGCCCAATACCTTGACCAGAATCAAACTGAACATATGTATATCTTCTACCACCACCAGCAGTCCAATACTTCTCAATACCAAACGAGTCAATAGCATTACTCTGATAAATCTTGAAGTCTTTTGGACCTTCTGTACCAGTACCAGCACCACCAAGATTATCAATATGGAATATAGCATCAGTTTCGTCAGGTGCTACACTAAGTTTACCCTCCTGATAATACTTGTATCCGAGGTCAACACTACCGTCAAATGCAGTAACTTTAAACTGAGTATCAGTAGAACATAGTCCAGTACCAATACATGATTCATAATAAACTTTAAGATCACTATAGAAGTTACCTTCACCCTTAACAGTCAAACCTGCTTTACTGATCTTAGGATCATTAACTGCTCCATCACCAACGTGACCATCATCATTAGCAATAGAAGCAATCAGTGTCTTGCCATCAGAACCATACATTCTAAGGACACCACTATGGATTTCCAAATCATCATGGATAGTAGTCTTACCACCATTGTATAGATCTATTATTGGATCTCCACTAGTGTTTGCACCTGACCTGTAACTCTTAGGTTTCTTAACTGCACCATCTGGATCCAGACCAGCAGTAGGATTCCAAACATTACCACCATGAACACTATCAGGTCTAAACCACTCTGTTCCTATTCTCACATAGGTAAGATAATCAAGTTTTGGAGCAATAATATCTCCATCAACCAATGGAATCTCTAATCTAATATCACTCTGGTTAGGTGTTCTTGCTTTAAGAGTTGAATCGTTCTTTCTAGCATCACGTGTAGCAGGTATATCACGTAATAGTGTTGTTTCTCCCATAGGAATTAAAACAACAACATTATCACCTGCTGACCAAGTTGTTGCCGTTGTATCTTCTACACCTCTACCACCATTAGGATATGTTGAATTAGAACCAGTAGGTAAGAAGTACTTACCAGCATTAGAACCAGTTCCTTCATATGGAGCATCAGTTAACTGAATAATCTCAATCTTACCAGGAACTGTTGCTGTGTCATCAACATATATTGCGACCAAATCACCAGTAGCAAATGCAAGATGATTTCCAGCAATTTGAATATTGGTATCAACAGCAGCTACATTAGCACCAATAGTTGTCTTAGGACCAGTTGTCTGAATTGATAGAGGATCATGCCTATATGAGTAAACCTTATCAGTACCCTTAGTATATGCAGCAGGAGCTGTTCCGAATTGCTCGGCAAGCATGAATACTGTTGCATGTGTATTACCAATAACAGTATCACCAGTGCAAGTATCAACTTCAAATGTAGTGATACCAGATCCATTATTAATAGTTAACTTTCTATTTGCAAGATCATTAACATATGGTGTAGCACACTTACCATTAACTGTGAGAGATCCAGTTATCTCTTGGTCACCAACAATAGTCACCTTACCAGTTACAGAATCTACAACAAATACATCTTCTTCACCAGAAGCACCAGAACATCCATTTCTAATGATAAACTTCTTAGCAGTCTCAATAAGTGTAGTCTTAAGTTCTAAGATTTCACCTGTATCTGGATTTGTACTATCATCACGTGAAAGAATTACATAATCACCTGGAGCATTTACATCAACAAATTGTGGGTTAGCAACAATCTGTCCTTGTGCATTAGTCTTAGTAGAACTTTGTCTAGATTCACGACCAATTAAAACACCACCAAACTGAGCAAGATAAACATCTGCTTCAGTACCAGTTGCACCAATTGATTGAGTCAACCAAGTAGAATCATACTGTACTGTACACTTGTAAATAGCAGTCTCATCTTCATGACCATCAGTAGAATTCTGAACAGGAAGTGTTGTATTAAGATCGCCAAATGGTTGTCTTGTTACACTAATATAATATGGAGCACTAGCAACACGTGGAAGACCAGCAACCTTAACAAATTCAGAATGTCTATTGGATTGTTCAACAGTATCTAACAATAAAATATCATTAACATTGAACCAAAGATCTCCATTTTGATCTACTGGCTTCCACTTCAATGGAAGATAGAACTCACCAGCTGGTAGTGCAGGTAATGTAGGATCACCAGCAGGAATACCTGTAGTTATCTCATTACTCCATGAAGCATTACCCCAATCACCAGAACCACCTTCGTCAAATCTATTATATCTACCATCTCCTATGTTAGGAGCATATGCAAGAACATTAATAATATCAACAGTTCTTGATGGATTAGTGCCACCAGAAGCAGTATGTGCCTTAAGTGAAGATCCTGACTGTGCTCTGTATCCAGTGAATGAGTAGTTAGCATAACCACCACATAACTTCAGTGTAGAGTTAAATGTGCTAGTAGCATCAACAGTCAGATTATTTCTAATTGTTGTGTCACCACCCTGAGAACCAATTGTAATATCAGACGCATTTAAAGCAAAGTTAAGTATACTTGTGGTACTATTACCAGATAAGAAATTAAATGTCTCAGAACTAGAATCAAAGTTAACAAAAGCACCTGCACCTCTCAATGCTGGTGAAACTACACTACCAGTGTTAGGATCAATAGTTTGTCCAAATCTTATATCACCAGCAACAGATAATACCTTAGTATCAATTTGAGTTACTGACTTAGTTTCATCACTAACATATGCACCACCAATAACATTTCTAGATGCATTGGAACCAGAACCATCAACAGTAGCACCAATTGTTATCTGACTATCAGTACTGGTATTACCAATCTTGATATTCTGAATACCTGTTGTTACATTACCAAGTTCAATATTCTGTGCATCACCAGCAACCTTTAAACCTTGAGTTGGTCGTGCTCCAGTTGTAAGACCTTTAAAGGTTCCAGTCATAAAGAGATTAACTGTACCATCACTAATTTCTGTTGTTATATCAGCAGCCTTAGTACTACCAGTACCACCACCATTGATTGCAACATCCTCTTGGAATACAGCATCATCAGTGAACTCAGATGTTCCAGTAACAGTTAAGGTACTGTTCATATTTCCAAGGTTAGTATTAATACCAACCCTGCCACTATTTGTAGTAGAAACTCTAAATGTTGCTACACTGTTAGGACTTATACTATTACCACCAACCAAGAATGCATTATCTTCGTTAGTCTCTGTCTTAGTTACAGTAGAATTATTTGCATAAGATTGAATAGTCTTACCACTAACAAATACTGTACCAACGACATCTAAATTAGCACGTGGATCTGTCTCATCAGAAACAAATGCATTTATGTATGCGTCATGTGCAGAACGTGCTACAGTGTTGATACCAACCTTAAATTCACCAATTTTTTGGGTATTAGTTCTAAATGCTTGAGCACCAAGTACACCCCATTCCTTCCAAGAAGAAGAAGCAATTTCAAATGTTGCACCACCAGGTTGCGTTGCCCAAACATTCTCTCCACTAGGAGAAGAACTTGGATCTAGACTAATATTAAATGTACTACCAGAAGAAACAAATCCAGCATTAATCTGCCATGTTCCATTAACTTCAGAATCGGTATGTCCACCAATCTTAACTTCCATTCCAGATGAAATACCACCAGCAATAATATTATCGTTTGTAATACCAGTCTTTAACTGAACTATTACAGTACTATTATTGTTATAAACAAGTTTCTCTATCTTAGATTCTACATCAGCAAATTGATTAGCAAGAATCCAACCAAGAGATCCAGAACCACCGACTTGCTTACCCTTGAGTAACATGTCACCTGTTCTAGGTCCACCAGCAGCACCATAAGCAACGATCTGATCATTACTATAAGTAGCATCTTGATCTGGAGTTACATTAGATGCTAAACCAGCA